CAACCGAACTTACCCAAATCACACAGTCAGTATTACCGGAAAGCGCCCTAGCAACCTTATCAGCCTCAGGCATGTGCGCCGCTTCATCAGCAACAAACACCGATGAACGACCAGAACGGCCCATGTTGGGGCCACCTTCACCAACAATACTTGAGCCGTTATTTGGGTTAATCAGCTTCATATAGCTGGAATGCCGACGACGTTCAAAGCTTGGCGGCAGCATTTCGTCTGGCATACGGTCAACAATCACTCGCAATTTCTCAAATATTGAGTCTGGATTACCCACCTTGTCGACGCAATCCTCAGTGCGCGAACCAAAGGTGGCCTTGAATCCATCAGTATATCGCCAGGCGTGCAAGCAACACATTAAGCATAGATAAGTAACGCCTGTGTCTCTACTCTTGTCACTCAGCCCTTCTTCTTGGCGCGCGATACGCTCTCTAAACCAATCAACGAACTCGCGTTGCTCCTCCCAAAGTGTCGGCTTGAAGTAAGTCGGGATCGGCTGCCCGGCGTCGTCATATTGTCCAACCAAGCGTGGGTCGTACTGCCAGACCCAATTGTCGATCCAATGAAAGATGTCGGCCGCACAACGCGCATTCTCCTTAGCCCAGCCGTCAGCCTCCGTCGCTATCTTCCGACGCGCCTGTTCCACTCTGATCAGTGATAAGGCTGATTCCGGGACCGATAAGTAACTCGCAAGCGGCTGCAAGCTGTTCAAGAGCTGTGTCCGCGAGGGTTTCAAGCTTGACGGTGTGTTCATGCTTCACAGTGCCGCTAAACTCAATTTTCTCACGATACGGCTCATCGGGGAAACGACCCAGCATATTTAGCCTAAACATCTGTGCATTGAAGTCTTTTGACTCTAAACCAGCACGACCTTTTGCTTCAAACCAAGCTAGTTCTTCGTCTTTTGCCCTGACCATCGCAGCGTGAAAATCTGGCCATTCACTTTCCCACCGAGCCATCGTATGACGAGCACAGTCCAACGCAGAAGCAATCTCTGCGCGAGAGTAGCCTTTACGGCCATATCCAATCACGCGCTCGCAATAAGTCGGGTCATAATCCGACGGCCGCCCAGCTGGCTTTTTGGGCTTAGCAATTGGCGCTGATCCGTCAGCCATGGCTCCCGCTCCTGGGGTCGGAGGCCGACCCTGCCCAGCTGGTTACACAAACCCCAGCACAGCACCATCAACGCGAGCAGACCCTCTCAGGCCACCGGCGCCAACGCCTTGGATGCGCCTATGACGCGCTCCACGTCTCTGTAGTCAATCGCTAGCGGTGTCAACCGCCCGAACATCTTCACCCAAGCGTCAATGACGCCGCTGTCATCCAGCCGCGCAACCGAGCTCACCCATACCAGCAAACCAGCAAAGGGGTTCTCAGGCTTCAATTGCAGCTTGTCGCCTGGACGAATGCGAAGCACATTGCTTAATCGGCTCAGGTCTTTGCTGTTGGTGAGACCGTCTTTGTCTGCAACGGCCACCAGAGCCTCAACCACTGGCTCTGGCACTTTCAACGGCTGTTGTTCCGCACCGCGTACCAGGTCTTGTACGCCTTTGGCTGCGAACACCTCACTCAACCGCAACCACGGCGCGCACGCAAACAAGTATCTCGGCCACAAGGGCTCCAACCGGTCCATCACCACCGTGTGGCTGCGCGGCTTAACACCAAACACGCGCTGATGGTAAGTCGCGGGCGGTGTCACTTCCACCAACCGCTTGACGCGCTCATGAGGACAAAACACGCCCAAACCCAGGGCCAATAAGGCGTCCCGAGCTGTCAGCTCGCAATGAGGTGCGGAATAAACGGCCCACCATGGCACGCCTTCACCCCTACTTTGTGCGTGGAGCGGGACTAAACGCCACTCGTCCGAACTTGGAAAGCGAAATCACAATCTGGGTTTGATTTGACGTTCATAAGGCGACAATGATTCAGCAACTGAAATTCTGATCTTTTCAATATCATCAGGATGAATTTGTCCATCGACCACCCAACAAGTTGTACGAATGTATTGTGAATTTGAACGCGAAACAACTTTATACCTGACTTTTGCAAATGCCGGATGAATATTGATATATTTTGCGATAAATTCTTCAACAATATTTGGATGGATAAAACCACAAGGGTAATCATGGACGGGTCCAAACTTGGCTACACCAGCAATCCCACCACAAGTCAGAACGCGCACAAGGTCCCGGTTCCTTGTGAGTCTTTGCTCTGATGTTTTGGCCTCCGTCATTAAATACTTGAGGTGTGACTCAGCATCAGCCAAGTTGTCGATCCATTTGGTGTGAAAAATCATTTACGACGTCCTTTCTTTCCCTTTTTAGCCAAACAAGCTTGAGCTCCAAAACCATAAAACGATCAAAAGCCCTCGCGCGTTCTTTCCTTCCTTTCTGAATTTTTCCCCTTAAGATTCCCTCCCGAAGGGAAAGAGGGTAATGAATAGATTTTGGTTTTGGATGATCTTTAGTCTTTTCAACGACTTAGACACGTCACGTTTCTTTTTCATCCATAATTGATCGTTGATCGTGGAGCTAAGTTACATTTCTTTTTCAGAGCTCCCAATCAGTGAAAGGCATGCGATTTGGTGTTGAATTGAACAATTCACCAGGACTTTTGTTGGCTGTTTTTTCGTCGAAACTCAACACTTTTGCCCCATAGGTGCGTGTGCCCCAATCTCTGATTTGGGCTCGCACTGTACCAATATGCATTCCCAAATTTTTGGCGACAGTCCTGACAGTTGCTGGTCGCTCCAGTTTGTCGTTTTGTCGGCCTTCATACAACCGTTCTCGAATCAAATCGACCAAGTCATAATCCAACGTGAACACCGGCCGTCCACTACCATCCCTTTTATCCCGCATGGTTTCCAGCGCCTGTTGAACAATGCGCATGCCGGGTGAATAACCCTCTTCAATTATGGCCTGCTTGGTAACAGAAGCTGGCGCATGTGTGCCGGTGTAGGCTGGTTCATTAGTTTTCAGCCATTCGTCGCACCACCAACGGATGATTTGTAGTCCACCACAGCTGTTGAGCCAATCATGCAATCCTTCCCAATAACGCAATGGTTGCTTTTCATCCGTGATTTGCGGTACAAACCACCGTCGATCGTCAACTGCCAACTGCAGCGCGCGTTCCGAATTCGAGCAAGCGAATACCATCACGTGGCATTGGATTGTGTAATGAGCGCGATATTTTTGGTTGACCTCTACGCCTTTATCGGTGATTTTACTCTTGAGCTTGTTGTAAGCCTTACTGGAATGACCAGCATAGATTTCATGCATGACGGCTAAACGTTTGTGGCCTGACCAATAGTCAAACTGGGAGTCAACTACTTGCTCCTCTGATGGGAAGCTGACGTTATTCTCCCCAACCAAGGGCGCCAGTATCTTTTCCCCCAACGTACCTTTGCCTACACCTTGCTGCGTTGAGATCATCAACATGCCATAATGCGGCCTTAAATCAGGACGCGCCACCAAGGTAGCTATCCAACGCATTACCTCAACACGATCATTGTCGTCCGGCACCAAATGCTCAAGAAAATTCAACCAAGGCGTTGGGTCACCCGCTTCCGCTTTTACGTCACTAGGCGCATAAGTGTTGAGATAAGTACCACTCTTACCGGCAGTGTACAAACCGGGCGGCAATGAGGGCACATATTCAAGATCCACCGTCTTGGATTGATCATGCTTCTGTAACAATAAAGCAACATCCCGCGCATGGGTGAATGGTGCAACCGCATTGTTAAATTCTTCCGCCGTGTAAAGCACATGCGGCCAGCCTAGATTCATGTAAACCTCAGGCCGGATACAGTGGCGCCATTCACGGATGAAATCATCTCTCAGCACAGCCTTAGGACGACCTTGACCTTCCGCCGGCGGCACCAACTCGGTAGCATGAGTTGCTGGGCGCATTAACTTGCTCAACCTTGGCCCAATCCAGCGCTGCTTTTTACCAAACATGTAAGGTGGCAGATCTTCCGCCATGTCCCAACCGGGTGGCCATTGAAAGCCAAATACAATGCCTTTCAAGCTGCGCCCCCAATGCAGCGACACTTTCTGTAAGGCGCTGGTGCCAGGTTCATCATTGTCACAGACATATACAACTTCATCAGGCGCATGTCTGTGAAGTACATCAAAATCAGTGCGGTGTGGCGCCAACGCACCACCAATCATGCCCCAATGTTCATAGCGTGCTAATTCTTCAGCCCATGGGTGATCACTTTTGCCGTTGCGGGCAATCTTTTCAGCCGCTTGTGCCGCCTTAGCGCCCTCATGTATCATTACAGGTGAGCCATGACCTAAGCCTTTACGCGCTCGCCAAAAAGGCAACGCACCGTCTGGCTCCATCGAGATCCATTCCCCAGTGCTGAGTAATACCCAAGGCAAGAATCGCTTTGGTTCTCGCCGTTCTTGCACCATGATTATTTCACCACTGCTGCGATCAATAAATTCGTATAACACGCCATGGGTCAGCCGCTTTAAGTCATTAATGTTGCGGGCTTGAATGATTTTAGGCCATTCAACGCCGGCTAATGCTGCCTCCATAGCGGCGGCTTCTCCAGGCGTTGGGGCGAATTCTTTTCGCGAACATGTTACTGTGCCGTCTGCCGAAATTTTGATTAATGCACGCTCAACATAATACTTATCACGATATTGTTTTATCATGGCCCTTCTGAAATTCAGCACCTCAGCTCCTACACGTTGGAAGTAATTAAGCACGACCTGGGGATGCTTGAATTCGGCCATACGGCGCTCTCCATTGCTGAGCCAGAACCATGAGCCTCTCTCCTTTCCCAAAGCTAAGAAAGTGTTTTTATCAATTCTGGCTTAATTGCTTATCTATCAACCATTTTTGGTTTTTAGGATCGTATCAGTTTTGTGGTTTGAGACGCCCCCTTTTCTTTTCCCAAAATATGGTGCAGTTTCTCGTTTTATGGATAAGGCCGTTCACGCTCGACTCAGTAATTTCAGGCAAAGAATGATCGTCAACCATGGGTCGTTCATAACCGCCCTACGCTTAACTTACGACGCGGGCGGCAAGCTGAGCTACGACGCAGCCGTACAAGCGTTCCAGGCGGACCTGGCTTCCATTCTGAAAACTACAGCGCCACATCATGGGCACTAAACTCAAGCCTGGCCAGTTCGACCCAACGCCGGAGCCGGACGAACCCTTCTTCTTACTCCTCGCGCGCGACCCGGCAGCGCCAGGCCTGGTGCGTCGCTGGGCGGCCCACCGAGGGGCGGAGGGCGCCAGCTGGGGTGCTAGCCAAGCCCAGATTGATGAAGCCTTGGCCTGCGCTGACGCAATGGAAGCCTGGCGGGAGGCCCACCGCCAATGACCGTACCACCCTTGCCACAGTTCCGCTGCGACATGTGCGGGCAATACTTCTTGTTGCGTACCACCTTTATGCGCCACAAGGCCACCGAAATTCCGGCCTTCATCGCCGTCTCAGCGGCCAAGAATGAAGCTTACGCAGCCTACCGCAGGCGGTACCGCCAACTACATCCTGACGTTCCTAAGGAGCTATGCGACCTCAATGAGAGTTCTAGTTTGCGGCGGCCGGAGATACCATGACGAAGCAGCACTCAACCGTTGGCTCGACAGATTGCACAAACAACGCGGACCATTCAAAACCCTCATCAGCGGCAACGCGCCAGGCGCTGACCGGCTGGCGGAAGCTTGGGCGGCCAAGCGTGGCGTCGCCGTGCAAACCTTTCCAGCCAACTGGAAAAGCCACGGTCGCGCCGCTGGCCCCAAGCGCAATGCTGAAATGTTGAAGATCGGCAAGCCCGACTTAATCATTGCTTTTCCCGGCGGCACCGGCACTGCTCATATGGTCACCATAGCGCGACAAGCTGGCATTGACGTCAAGGAGGTTAGCTAAGTAAACACACAGCAATTGATAAAATCGCTTTCTTTAGCCGAAAGAAAGAGCGAAACTCGGCTGGCATCAACGAGGCGCACGCAATGAAAAACCGTTCTACAACTGCCCAGCTGGCAGCCCTGGCTGCCCTCAGCCACACACACAAAGCGCCGGTACAACGTGACACCACTGAGCGCGGCACTGGCGACATTTTGTGTCACCTTTATCCACCCAACCGCGCCTCAGCACTAATGTTCCGCGTGGCGCGCTCTGGGCAGGTGACCGCCGTATGACGGCATCAACGCGCCTGACGATGAAACAGATTAGGCTGATTAAGCCAGGACGCTATCACGACGGGCGCGGGCTGTATCTTCAGGTGAGGAGCAAGACCTCCCGCTCATGGTATCTGCGATACGAGTTGGACGGCCGCGAGCACTGGATGGGGCTGGGGTCGTTACATGACTTCGACCTCCCTGAGCGGCGGCCGAAGCCTACTTTCGGGTGCAGGGTGATAAATGGACCAACACCAAGGACTGCGCGCATTTTCTCTCCACCCTCAAGACGTACGCTTACCCCAAGATCGGCAACCTGCCGGTCGCCGAGATTCAGACGTCGCACGTGCTCGCCGTGCTGGAGCCCTTTTGGAAAAGCAAGCCAGAGACGGCCGACCGCGTGCGCCGGTGTATCGAGTGGGTGCTGGGTTGGGCAGCAGCGCGCGGCTACCGCTCAGGCGACAACCCGGCGCGCTGGCGCGGCCACCTGGCCCACGTGCTGCTCGCCCCGCGCAACAAGCCATTGTGACCCGTATGACAAACATTCACCGCTCCATTACTTCTGACCGCATAATCGACGCTGTCTCGCGCCGCGACAGCAGCCTAGACAACCCTGGCTTTTGCGTAGCCTGTGGCGCAGACGCCGACAACTGTGAACCGGACGCGCGCTTTTACGTCTGTGAGGTTTGTGGTGCTACAGCCGTATTCGGCGCGGAAGAACTGCTTCTTATCCCCCGAACTCGCAATGCAAACAGCGCCCAGCCGGGCGACGCTGCGAGGCCGGTCCTGATCGTATCACCAGTAGGCGAGGGAGGGGCGGCGCAAGCCGATAGTTCAGTCTCTGCTGAAGGACCGGAGGCCCGGCACAATGATTAAAACTCCATCCACCACACTGGCTGCCCTGGTGGCGGCAAATCCACAACCAGCCAGCAACCCAGACACATTGTTGCGCTTACGTGGCCTGGTAATGCAGGCGCACGATCTTGAGAGCCAGAAAGCCGAGCTGGAACAGCGCTTAAAGGCCACCAACATTGAGCTATTCAAGATGTACCACGGCGCATTGCCGGACCTGTTTGATGAAGTCGGTGTGTCTGAGATCAAGCTGCCGCCCAGCGGCAACTTTCCAGCCATCAGCGCGGAGATCAAGCCGTTCTATCACGCCAACATCGCCGCCGATTGGCCGCCGGAGCAACGTGACGCCGCTTTTAAATATCTCACCACACATGGGTCTCAGGACCTCATCAAGACCGAACTCACTATCATCTTCAATCGGGAAGATCGCGCACAGGCCGTCAACCTTTACAACCAGTTAGCTAAGCGCGGCCTGACGGTCAATATCCGCGCGGCCGTGCCATGGGCGACGCTCACAGCCTGGTTGAAGGAACAAATCGAGAAACATTCTTTCATGCCAGACTTAGTCAAGATAGGCGGCCAAGTGGGCCGCGTGGTAAAACTCAAACAACCCAAGGAGTGATCATGGCTGTCAACAAACGTCGTCAGCAGGACGACAAAGACCCAGCACCAATTGAGCCCAGCAACAACCAACTACCAGTACAAGTCAATGCGGCACAATCGCAACCGGCCTTTGCTGGCCACATAGCGCCGGAGGATGTTGGTGCCGGTCTAAGCACGGCGGCGGACGACAACTTGGTGCCGATGATGCGAATTCTGCAGTCACTTTCGCCTCAAGTAAAGAACAACCGCCCTGAGTATATCAAGGGCGCCAAACCGGGCGACATTTGGCTACGCAACTCGGATTATCCGCCCATCAGCGGTACAGAAGGCATATTATTCCAACCTTGTTACTTTTCGGCAGACTTTGTGGAATGGATACCGCGCAGCGCGGGCGGTGGCTTGGTGACGCGCCACACCAAACTGCCGCTTGACGCGGTTGAAGTCAAGGACCCCAAGAACACCAACCGTTCCAATTGGTTCATGCCTAATGGCGATGAACTGAAGTACACGCGCTACCACGCCGGTTATGTTTTGATGCCGGATGGGTCTGAATTGCCGTACGTCATCCCGTTCACCAGCACTGGCCACACTGTTAGCCGCATGTGGATGACAATGATGAACAACAAGCAGCTGAATGGTGCTAGAGCGCCCAGTTGGGCTTGCTTGTATCGCTTACGTACCAGGGAACGTATCAATGCGGAAGGCGAATGGTTCTTGTTTGATATCTCCAGCGCTGGTTGGTTGCCGGGTGGCGACAATGAACAGATCTATGGCTTTGAGCGTGGTAAGGCGCTAAACAAGGCCATGGTCGCTGGCAGCCGGACCTTCGACCTGGATGACAGCAGTGAGCTGCAGACAGATCCAGATCAGCAGGAGATGTAAGAGCAGCCTGTTGATCGGGAGGCGGTGGTGCGCGGTCTCAAAAAAGCACCTCGGTTGCTCCGCGCCGTAAGTGGGAGTGATGCCCTAGCCACCGTTTTCATTTGAGGAATGCATTATGATCATTGTTGGCGCTGGTCTGGCTGGTCTACTTGCCGCCAACATGTTGGCGCGACACCGCCCAGTTGTGCTGGAACGGCAGCCACAGTTGCCTAATAACCACAGCGCCGTGCTGCGGTTCAAAACGCGCGCCGTGAGCGACGCCACAGGCGTGCCGTTCCGCGCTGTCAACATGATCAAGACTACATTGAATTATGGCAACCCAGTGTCCGAAGCTCTGGCTTATTCTTTCAAGGTTCTGGGCGTGGCGCGCTCGGACCGCTCAGTGACGAGCGGTACGGTGGTTGAAACCCGCTACATTGCGCCGCCGGATCTGGTGCCGCGCCTAGCAAACATGGCCGGCGACATTTTCAAATTTAACCTACCAGCCGACTTCAACGGGCAAGGACCTTACATCAGCACAGTGCCAATGCCGGCGCTGATGCAGGCGCTGGATTATCCAAATCGAGGGCAAATGGCCTTCCGCTCAAGGCCGGCTGTCAACATACATGCACAAGTCAGCGACTGCGATGCGTATGTCAGCGTGCTGGTGCCTAATCCAGAATACCCGTTTGCACGCATCAGTTTGATGGGCGACAATCTCATCATTGAATGTCCCGGTGACAAGGTGCCTGACACAGAGCAAGTCTTGGCCCTAGCCTGGGCCTTTATGGGCCTTCCAGCCGACTCAATTATTTCAGAACCAACTGTGCACCGTAGCCATTATGCCAAATTGCAGCCAATTGATGAGCGCGCACGCAAAACGTTCCTAGCCTGGGCCACGGACAATCACAATGTGTATTCCTTAGGTCGCTTCGCCACCTGGCGTCCCGGCTTACTGTTGGACGACCTGGTGCAAGACATCCGCCTCATTGAAGGCTGGATCGCCAATACTTACGACATGAGGAGAAACCGATGACTTAACAACTAATTCTGTCTGTCACTGTCTGTCTGTCACTGTCTGTCTGTCACTGTCTGTCACTGTCTGTCTGCTGTCTCTGTCTGGAAAGGAAAGGTTTCTCCTATGTCGAAGTTCGGTGAAGAAGTTTACCACCATATAGAAGGTGTGGTGTTCGAGCGTCAGCGTGCTGTTCATTGTAAAGCGTTGCAAAAGATGCTACCAGGCGCCAAAAGCATCTTGTTCAACGCGCCAGAAAATTCTTCCGAGATTTCCAATTCCTCTGAAGAAGAAATGGAAAGAAGAGGACAGTATGATGAGGATGTTGACTCTAAACTGTGGGAAGTCCATCGGGACGTTCTAAATGGTAGGTGCAAATTCCTGAGTATGCGTGATCCTGAGGCTGCGAAGGACTTTGTTTCTCCTTCTGGCGGTATGTACGGTTTGCCTTACAGTAAATGGACTGAACCTCAAAAACGTTTTTGGGGTTTAATTCGTCAATGCTGGCGCGAAGAAACAAGAGCCTTCAGAATCGCTAGATAGTTGTTCAGCGTAACTGGCGCCGGCTTTCTCTCGGGAGGGTCGGCGCATTTTTCGAGGTCAAGGATGGATGATGAAGAGATGAGAATTCGGTTTGTCCGTGATGTCGCGGCGGAATACAATGGCGCCATGGCCAAGTTCCCTGGCAACCGTTGCAACGTGGCCGCGTTGATGGAAGAAGTCGGCGAGCTGGCGCAGGCGCTGTTGCAGTATGAGTTTGAACCCGCCAAGTATGGCGTCACCAGCGCTAACATCTACACGGAGGCGGTGCAAGTTGCGGCCATGGCGATGAAGATCGCCCTACATGGTTCGTCCGAATTCCCCAGCTACCAATTCAGCAAAGCTTTTGCACCCTTCAAGCCAACAGGATCATCATGAAAGTCAACCTCATCGATTACACCGGCGCTGGTTATCCCAACCCGGCGGACGCGGCTGCACGCTTGTTGGTGTACGTCAAGAACACACGCCTGCAGCAAGGCGAACAAACCCGCCAGACCATCAAGTTCATGACGGACGCGGATGTTGCGGAAGAGCTGGACGCCATCAGTAAGACCATTCGCTCCAGCTGGGAGTTTGTTGATTACACTTGGGAAATCCTTGGTGTCACGCGCGCCTATACCCACCAACAGGTGCGCTCCCGCCATGCCAGCTTTGCGCAGCAGGCGCAACGCGTGGTTGATATGTCGAATTTCGACACCCTTTGTCCAGAAAGCGTATTTGCTGCCGGTCATGGCGCCACCTGGACCGACTTGATGGACACTATCAGTTCCACCTACCAATTGTTGCAAGCCTGCGGCGTGCCTAACCAAGATGCGCGCGGCGTATTGCCGACCAACGTACTCACCAACATTATTATGAAAACCAATTTGCGTGAGTTTGCTGACATCTGTGGTAAGCGCGACAATCTGCGGGCGCAAGGCGAATATGCGACCGTGGTACGCGCCATGAAAGCGGAAGTGCTAAAAGTGCATCCTTGGGCTGACATCTTTCTGAGCCCTGAGCGCACACGTACGCCGGCTCTGGACGAGATATTAAAAACCGCGCTGGGCACAGCCGCGCCAGTAGACCAACCGCATATCAACGCGGCGCTCAAGGAACTCGACACTCTCAAGGGAACGTGGGGATGACCATTCGGCGTGTAGCTCTGTTCGACATTGACGGGGTGCTGGCGGCCAGCTGGAACCGCTCCGCCCTCATCGACACTGAAAGTTGGGACGCGTTCCACGCAGCCAGTGTCGAGGATGAACCAATCGAGGAAATACTCGACATAGCCCACGCCATGTACGAAACCGAACTGTGGTACATCGTGCTGTTGACCGGGCGGCCAGAAAAATGGCGCAACATCACCATGCGTTGGCTGTTGCAACATGACGCACCCATGCATGAATTGTTGATGCGGCCGGACGATGATTATCGGCCAGCGGCGGAAGTCAAGCTTGACATTATCCGTACGCGCTGGCCCGGACTCAATCCTAAGGCCACAATCGTGTTCGAGGATCACGAACCAACGGCCGCCGCTTGGCGCGGCTTGGGGTTCACAACCTTGCTGGTAACGGCTTACAACCGATGATGAGTCCGGCTGACTTGCTACGCAAATTGGCAACTATGAATGAGATGAAGACGGCGGAGTATCATCCCCGCAATGGTGATATTGATCCATTCACTTTCGCCAAACACGGTGCTATCATGGCCACATTGTTTGCTGGTCACGATGGCATCAAGTTGCAGTCTGAGCATGATTTCAACCGCTATCACTTATTGGTGCAAATATGCGTCAAGTTGGCACGCTACGTTGAAAACTTTGAACAAGGTGGCCACCAGGACTCAATTCATGACCTGGCGGTCTATGCCGCAATGTTAGGAGCCTACGATGTACGTGATAGAAGCCCAACTGACCGACGGGCGGACGTGGACAGCAACAGCGGAAAGTTCAGCCGGCATTCGGATTGAATTGAATTGTGCACCACCCTTCAAAAAGGTGCTGCTACATGAATTTGTACGTGTAGGTGATCACGCCATCAATGATTGGCGCAAAGTGGGTGTGCGTGAATGGAAGCATTGATATTTGACCTGGAAACCACGGGCCTGACCGACAACCGCTCTGTGCCGCTAGACAAGTTGCCAGAAGCGGTTGAGTTCTGTGGCTTGCTGATCGATTTTGACACTGGCCGTCTGATTGATGAGCTTGACATATTAATCAAGCCTCATAAGCCTGTACCGTTTGAAATTACCAAGATCACAGGCCTCAATGATGAAGACTTGAAGGACGCATCACCGTTTGCCTGGGTAGCACCGCGCATCCGCACAATCATTCAACACGCACCATTGGTGATAGCGCACAACGCCAGTTATGATGTTGAAATACTCGATATTGAATATCAACGCGCTAAGTTGGCGCCGCTGGTTTGGCCGCGCATTGTTTGTACTGTTGAAGCCACCGTTCATCTTCAAGGGCACCGCTTGAATCTAACCGCGCTGCATACGCATCTGTTTGGTTGTGGCTTCCCCAACGCGCATAGAGCGCGAACAGACGTAGAAGCCCTGGCCCGCTGTGTTGCAAAGCTTTATCAACAAGGCGACATATGATTTCAGCTGATGTCATTCTTGACAGCCTGAGCCCAGACAACCACCGGTTGACCACCATGCGGGTGCGCTGTCCGCGCTTCATTTGGGATGAAGTGTTGACTCATAGAGTCTTTTCGCGCAACGCTTCTTCGTTACGCGCGGTGCCAACCAAACGCTTAATTGAGGACGTCAAAGCTCAACTGGCTGAGCCTGTGGAATGGAATAAGAACAAGCCCGGCATGATCGGTGGCGACCTAATGAACCTCACTGGTACGTCTGCGGCGCAGGATGTATGGCGCGCGGCGGCCCAATTTGCCATTATGGAAGCCGGTTCATTGGCAGCCATGGGCGTTCATAAGCAGATTGCTAACCGGTTGCTGATGCCATTTGCACATATCAATGGACTCATCACCGCTACCGAATGGGACAATTTCTTCACGCTGCGGCGCCATTGGGCGGCGGACCCAACTGTGGCGGCGTTGGCCGAGGCACTGTGGACCGCGCAGCAAGCCTCAACTCCAAACCTGTTGCGGCCTGGCCAATGGCACTTGCCATTCGTACGCGATCAGGATTGGAACACGCTCACGGATGATTACAAGCCATTCAGAACTATGATCCAAATCAGCGTGGCGCGCTGCGCCCGCATCAGTTACCAGTCCAACGCCACTGGTAAAGACTCAACAACAACAGAAGACTTGATATTGGCCGCCAAGCTATTGAATTCGCAGCCAATGCATGCGTCTCCGGCGGAGCACCAGGCCACGCCGGATCAATGGGATGAAGAAGATCACATTTGGCGCGACGGCGACCGCCACGGCAATTTCAAGGGTTGGGTCCAGTACCGTAAGACGCTAGCAATGGATTGAAATTATGCGCACCCGCACCGGTTACTCCTTCCGTACGGCGTGGGGTAAGATTGACGATGTCATTGCACGCCTGAAAGCTATTGGCGCTACCACAGCGCCCATCAGTGACCGCAATAGCACCTTCGGTTATGTGCGGTGGACCAAGGCCGCAAAAGCTGCAGGCCTGCACCCGGTGTATGGCGTTGAGCTCAACACGGTGTCTGAATTGGGGCAGGCCAAGCCCAACACTGATGCATGGGCGTTTTTTGCACAAACCGACTTACGGCCACTGCATGACCTGATTTGGCGCGCCGGCAACAATCCTGGCCGCGACCCGAGCCTGCTTTACACACAAGCGTTGGCGGCAGAAGGTGTTTTCAAAATCGCAGGCGAGCGCCTGTTGGTGTCAAAGCTGCCAGACGCACTGCCAACAGACTTTTTCTTCGCCCTCAGCCCTGCGGCATCAAAAGGCTTGGTGCGCTCAGCCTGCACGCGCGGCATTCCGCCCTTGGCTAGCAGTGAGAACTTCTACCCAACGGTCACAGATGAGGAGCTCTACCGCGTCGCATTAGGCAAGCGTGCCGCCACTCAGACTTACCCGCGCCATATTCTTTCAGACGCCGAATTAGGCTTATGGCTGGCCGGCGCTGGCCACAGCGACAGCCTCATCAACGCTGCCTTTGCCAATCGCAACTCTGTGCTGAGCAAATGTAAGGCGCAATTGAAGCAAGCCAAGTTAGTGTCTCCCCAGCATGCTGCCAGTTTGTACGCCATGTGTGCGGAAGGTGCAGCCCGGTTGGGCGTCAATTTGCAGCACCCAGTCTATAAGGAACGGCTTGAGCGTGAACTCAACATCTTTCATGAAAAGCAGTTTGATGATTACTTTTATTTGCTAGCTGACTTCATGAGCTTTGCACGTGCCAATATGGTTTGTGGGCCGGCGCGCGGCTCCAGTTGCGGCAGCTTGGCGTGTTACCTACTAGGCATCACCACCATTGACCCTATTCCCTACGGCTTGATTTTTGAACGCTTTGTTGATGTCAATCGTATGGATCTGCCAGACATCGACGTTGATCTCAGCGACCAGCGGCGCCATCTTGTGTTTGAATACCTTGAGAACAAGTATGGCCAGGAGCGCGTTGCGCGGCTCGGCACGGTGGGCACATTTGGTGCACGCTCCGCAATGCGGCAGGCCGCCATAAGCCTCAAGATTCCGCCTTGGCGCGTGGAAAAGGTCAATGACTCCATTATTGAACGTTCCAGTGGCGACTCACGCGTCATGAACACGTTGGAGGATACGCTTAAGCAAACCCCAGTTGGCAACGCCATGCTCTCGGAATATCCCGAATTCATCATTTCTGGCGCCATGGAAGGTCACCCCGTCAACGCCAGTCAACATGCCGCAGGCGTAGTTATCACCAACACGCCAATTAGGGATTACGTAGCCGTAGACGCACGCACGCGCGCCACCCATTGTGATAAGAAGGATGCTGAAACCCTTAACTTACTCAAGATTGACGCCTTAGGCTTGACACAGCTGTCGGTGTTCGAGCGTCTGTTAGAACTGATAGGGCAGCCACCGGGCTCGGGTTTTCTGGAACACATACCCCTGGACGATCCAGCGGCGTTCGAGGTGATGAACAACGGCCACTATAGTGGAATTTTCCAGTTCACTGGCGCCGCACTGCGCAGCGTGTCTACGCAAATCAAGTTTGACAAGCTGGACGACATCGTCGCAATGACAGCCTTGTGCCGTCCTGGCCCATTGGGCAGCGGCGGTACCACCTTGTGGATCAAGCGGCGACGCGGCGATGAGCCGGTGCCCAAAGGGGTGCACCCGCTATTGGATGAACTGACGGCGGAAACCTATGGCGTGGTGATCTACCAAGAAACAGTGATGCGGATTACACGTGACATTGGCAACTTCAGTTGGGCAGACACGGCGGCCATCCGCAAATTGATGAGCAATCGACAAGGCAATGAAGCCTTCCGCCGATTTGAGGATCAATTCTTGGCAGGCGCGCAGGCCAATGGCTTGAGTCAAGAGCAAGCTGTAGCGGTCTGGAAACAGATTGACACTATGGGCGCTTGGGCCTTCAACAAGTCTCATTCCGTGGCTTACGGCATACTCAGCTATTGGTGTTGTTACCTGAAGGCACATTACCCAGTTGAGTTTGCGGCGGCCACGTTGGACGCTGAACCCGAACCCGCCAAGCAACTTACCATATTGCGTGAATTGGCGGCGGAAGGCGTCAATTATATTGCGGTGGACAAAGAGCTCAGCACTGACCGTTGGCAACCGGCCACGGTGAATGGTGCAAAAATGTTGGTCGGTCCACTTAATAACATTCGCGGCATTGGCCCTGTGCGGGTCCGGGAGATCATAGACAGCCGCAAAACGGGCGCAATTCTGAAGCCAGCCGTCACCAAATTGTTGAATCAAGCTGTCACCAGCCTTGACGAATTGTACCCAATCGCCACTTGCATCAAAACATTGCACCCTGATCTCAGAGCAATTAACATCATTACCACGCCAATAACAATCAAGTCCGTACAAGCCGGCCAAACAAATGGTGAATTCGTCACCATGGGCGTTATCAGGAAGATCTCTCCGCGTGATGAAAATGAATCCATCAACATACAAAAGCGCGGCGGCCGTGTCTTGTTTGGTCCAACGCAGTCACTCAACCTTTGGTTGGCAGATGATGGTGATGAAATTTACGTCAAGATTGACCGCTGGATGTA